TAATCACCCTTTTTTATTTGACAACCACTTTAAAACACTTATATTTCTAAAACAATTTAACAATCTAATATATAATTTATGGCGACAAATGCAATGGATGCTGTTTTGGCTCAGTATGAAAAACAACAAAAGTCAAGTACGTCTTCTGGCTCAAAGATGAGTCAAGACGAGAGAATGAAAAAATACTTTGCAGCCGTTCTCGGCGACAAAGAAAGTCAAGGGACAAAACGTCTTCGTATCCTTCCAACAAGTGACGGAAGTTCACCGTTCAAGGAGGTATGGTATCACGAAGTACAAGTAGACGGAAAATGGGTAAAACTTTATGACCCAGGTAAAAACGACAATGAACGTTCACCACTTAATGAACTATTCGAAGAATTGATGTCAACAGGTAAAGAGTCTGACAAGAAACTCGCAGGAAACTACCGTTCTCGTTTATTTTATATTGTAAAAGTAGTTGACCGTGACGCAGAACAAGACGGACCAAAGTTTTGGAGATTCAAACACAACTACAAAAAAGAAGGTATCTTGGACAAAATTATTCCAATTTGGAGAGCAAAAGGTGATATTACTGATGCAGAAAAAGGTCGTGACCTCTTATTGGAACTTACCAAAACAAAGGCAAACAACGGTAAACCTTATACCGTAATTCAGGCGGTTATGTATGATGACCCCCAACCATTACACGAAGATGTCGACACTCAAAAAACTTGGTTAAGTGACGAACTCACTTGGGCTGACGTGTATTCAAAAAAACCTGTTGAGTATTTAGAGGCAATCGCTCGAGGAGAAACTCCACATTGGGACTCAGACGCAGGAAAATACGTTTACGGTGACTCATCCGTAGGTACAACATCTGTAGGTGGTTTTACTCCTTCAGTTGAAGACCCACAACTAATGGAAGCTCCTGACGAGGACTTACCTTTCTAATCAAACAAAATCATAGGATGGACATTTACTTGGACAAAGTGTCCATCCTTTATTATATTTAATTAATTTAACTTAATATCATGGACAAAATCAGACAAAAAATGTACGAGGCCCTTAAAAAGAAATATGAGGGCGAAATGTTGGATGCCGAATCATCATTACTTGTTTATTTCACAAACCCTGTTGGTATCGGAGAACATCCACAACATATTGAAGAAATGGACAAGTTAATTGAGAAACGAGCAAACGCACAAGACAAACTCGAAAACTTGGAACAATTCTACAAATACGAAATTTAATATGGCCTTAAAGAAACAAGATTTTAAATCAATAAAGACAAAGTTTTCAACGTCGGCAAAATATAAACCACAAAGATTCTTTGACTTAGGTCCTGATTTTTTGGACGCAGTGGGTTTACCTGGTCCCGCAATTGGACACATTAATATGTTTTTGGGCCACTCAGACACAGGTAAGACAACCGCACTTGTAAAGACGGCTGTTGATGCTCAGAAAAAACAAACTTTACCTGTATTCATTATTACTGAACAAAAATGGTCATTTGACCACGCAAAGATGATGGGTTTTGAATGCGATGAGGTTGTTGATGAGTCAACAGGGGAAATGGATTGGGATGGGTTCTTTTTATTTAACAACTCATTTCAATATATTGAACAAATTACCGATTATATTAATGAACTATTAGATACTCAAGAAAAAGGTGAATTAGATTATTCATTGTGTTTTTTGTGGGACTCAGTTGGTTCAGTTCCTTGTAAGATGACTTACGAAGGCAAGGGTGGAAAACAACATAATGCAGCGGTTCTTGCCGATAAAATCGGTATGGGTATCAACCAAAGAATTTCAGGCTCACGTAGAGCAGATAGTAAATACGAGAATACTTTGATTATCGTTAATCAACCTTGGGTTGAATTACCTGATAATCCATTTGGTCAACCGAAGATTAAGGCAAAGGGTGGTGAGGCGATTTGGTTGAACTCATCTTTGGTATTCTTGTTTGGTAATCAAAAAGGTGCTGGCACAACAAAGATTTCAGCAACCAAAGACAAACGTTCAGTTAAGTTTGCAACAAGAAGCAAGATTTCCGTTATCAAAAACCACATCAACGGATTGGGTTATGAAGATGGTAAGATTATAGTTACACCACACGGTTTTTTGGCGGCAAAAGAACCCGCAGAAGAAAAAGCATCGGTTGAAAAATACAAAAAGGAATACTCAGAATATTGGAAAGATATTTTGGGGACTGATTTTAACGATGTGAAGTTTACAGAAGAACAGGATGTTTAATTAAAAAAATAACAAAGTGACAAAAACACTTTTAGTTGATGGTAATAACCTTTTGAAAATTGGGTTTTACGGGGTAAAGGAGTATTACCATAAAGGTGAACATATCGGAGGTATTTATCATTTTTTAAATACCCTCCGAAGGTTCATTGAAGAACAAAACTTTGATAAGGTAGTTGTATTTTGGGACGGTGACTCAAACTCATCGGCACGAAAACTCATATACCCCAAGTATAAGGAAAACAGGACCTCAACCGAGACGGACCAAAAGAAGGAATCATTTTACAAACAAAAAGAACGAATCAAACAATATTTGGAAGAGATGTTTGTAAGACAGGTTGAAGTAAATAACAACGAGTCCGATGATTTGATTGCATATTATTGTCACATATCGGAAAACGAACAAAAAACAATTTTTTCATCAGATAGGGATTTAACACAACTAATTTCTGAAAAGGTCTCTGTATATTCACCCCAACAAAAAAGAACGTATAAGATGGGTGATATGATTAAAAATAAGGACTTGGAGTTTCCCCATTATAATATCAAAACAACCAAAATAGTTTGCGGTGATACGTCAGACAATATCGATGGTATTCGTTTGATGGGAGAAAAAACTTTGGTGAAATTATTTCCCGAGATACTTGAAAATCCCATCACCTTTAGTGATATTTTGTCAAAAGCAGAACAACTCCTCAAAGAGGACAAAGAAAACACGGCTCTTAAAAATCTACTCACAGGTAAAACAAAAGACGGAATTTATGGTGAAGAATTTTTTGTGATTAATCAAAAGATAATTGATTTGTCCGAACCACTTATCACAGACCAAGGTAAAACTATTGTTGAAGAATATTATAAAGAAACCTTGGACCCTGATGGTAGGGGGTATAAGAACCTAATTAAAATGATGATGGATGACGGAATATTCAAATTCCTACCCAAAACCGACGATGCGTGGGTAGAATTCTTAAGACCAATAATGAAACTAACAAGAAAAGAAAAAAAGAAATTTAAAAATCAAAAAAACTAATTATGAAAGAACAAGATTCAACCAAGTTGGAGTTTTTACTCAAAGTTAATGGAAACATTATCGTACAACGATTTTTCAATGTTAGGGGTTATAATCACAAAGCCCGTAACTCAATGGAACTTCACGACTACATTTCTGAATTCATTGACGGGTTTAAGTCCGACTTACGAGTGAGAACCGCATCTTATATGTTAGACAATATGTATGACATATATGAGAATCCACAGATTATGGAAACATCAATTATCGAGGGTCCAGAGAGTTTTTCACTTATGATTAAAAACGGAGATAACGTGTTATACAATCGTTACCTCGACGCGAAGATTTACCCCCCAAAAGTTAGATACACCGTAGACCTCCGCCCAAAATTAAAGTCGATTCTGAACACCCTGACAGAGATTTTTTCGACAAAAAAATTAACTTTGGAATATTCGGATTATAGTTTAGATGTGTAATATTTATCAATACATCAAGGAGATTTTATATGGCGACCGAGAAAAATTTTGAATATTTAGGACAATCATTTCAATTACAATTACTTAATCAGATTGTTGTAGATAAGGACTTCGCCCACTCTATTGTTGATGTTATTGAACCTAGTTATTTCGAGAACAAATACTTCAAAATCATCCTACAAATGGTTAAGGAGTATTATAAGAAATACGAAGTTACACCATCTTTTGAAACTCTAAATCAGATTACAAGGAGCGAACTACCCCAAGAAATGGTAGCGAAAGTTGTACTCGATACTGTGAAAAAAATCAAGGACGTTAACATTGACGGTCCACAGTTCGTACAAGAAAAGGCTTTGAAGTTCTGTAAACAACAAGAAGTTTCAAAGGCTATGACAAAGGCTCAAAAAATCATCGACGGAGGGGAGTTTGAAAGTTATGACACAATCGAAGAATTATTTAAATCCGCATTACAAGTAGGTGAAAGAGAGACATCCCTTATGGATGTGTTCTCAAACTTGGATGAGGTATTGAATGAGGATTACAGACACCCAATACCTATGGGTATCCCAGGTATTGACAGATTATTAAAAGGTGGTTTGGCAAAAGGAGAAATTGGTGTTATCTTAGCACCTACGGGTGTGGGTAAATCCACTTTACTAACTAAAGTAGCAAACCATGCGTTTAATATGGGATACAATGTGTTACAGATATTCTTTGAAGACAACCCAAAGATTATTCAAAGAAAGCATATTGTTCTATGGACAGGAATACACCCCGACGATTTAACACTCAAGAAAGAAGAAGTTTTGAAAAAAGTAAAAGAAGTTGAAGGAACTATGAATAATAAGTTAATTTTGCAAAAATATGCTTCCGATACTTTGTCTATGAATCAAATCAAAAACTCAATCCGAAAGTTAATTGCTGACGGACAACAAATCGATATGATTTTATTGGACTACATTGATTGTGTTTTACCTGACAGACAACTTGAAGATGAGTGGAAAAGTGAGGGGTCAGTAATGAGAGGGTTTGAAGCGATGTGTCACGAACTATCTTTGGTGGGTTGGACTGCAACACAAGGAAATAGGTCATCTATTTCATCAGAGGTCGTAACCACAGACCAAATGGGGGGTTCAATTAAGAAAGCACAAGTAGGTCACGTTATCATATCGGTGGCGAAAACCTTACAACAAAAAGAGATGAAATTGGCAACAATTGCGATTACAAAATCTCGTATCGGTGACGATGGTGTCATCTTTGAAAATTGTAAATTTGATAATGCAATGTTAGAGATTGATGTTGAATCATCCACAACATTCTTGGGTCACGAAGAAAACCAAGAAGAGAAGCGTCGTCAAAGAATGAAAGAATTGATGGATAAAAGAAAAGAAAAACAACAAGTTAATTAATTATGGAAAAAATATTAAAAGAGAACCCTAACAGGTTTGTCATATTCCCTATTGAATATCACGACATTTGGGATTTTTACAAAAAACATCAGTCGGCATTTTGGACCGCTGAGGAAGTTGATTTGAGTACGGACATTAGAGATTGGGAAAAACTATCAGAAAATGAAAAGTATTTCGTAAAAAATGTATTATCGTTTTTTGCCGCCTCTGATGGTATCGTTAACGAGAACTTGGCTGAAAATTTCTACAGAGAAGTTCAGTATCCCGAGGCTAAGTTTTTCTACGGATTTCAACTCGCGATGGAAAACATCCACTCACTGATGTATTCATTATTAATTGACACATATATTAACGACCCAAAAGAAAAGTTGGAATGTTTCAGAGCAATCGAGCATCTCCCTGCGGTTCAAAAGAAGGCGAATTGGGCTCTTAATTGGATTAATAACGCATCTTTCCAAGAGAGGTTAGTTGCTTTCGCAGCAGTTGAGGGTATCTTCTTTTCAGGTTCATTCTGTTCAATCTTTTGGTTAAAATCAAGAGGTATTATGCAAGGATTGTGTAACGCAAACGCCTTGATTTTCAAAGACGAAAACCTACATTGTGATTTCGCAATTCATTTATTTAACAATCATATAGAAAACAAAATATCAGAAAAAAGAATCAAGGAGATATTGTTGTCAGCACTTGAGATTGAGAAGGAATTTATTACAGAATCATTACCTGTTTCATTAATTGGTATGAACCAAAACCTAATGAAACAATACTTGGAGTTTGTTGTTGATGGACTTTTAGTTAAATTTGGATGTAAAAAAGAATTTAACGTAGAACAACCATTTAAATTTATGGAACAAATTGCTGTAGAAACCAAAGGTAATTTCTTTGAAAGTAGAACTATCGAGTATCAAAAAGCAAAACTTAACGAGGCAATCTCATTTGATGAGGATTTTTAAATTATAAACTATGTCATTAACAATTATTAAAAAAGGTGGGGAAGAAGTAGCCTTCAACCCCACCAAAATATACAACCGTATTAAAAAGGCGTCTAAGTCACTTAACGTAAATTCAGACGAAATATTCATTAAAGTAATCACATCCGTTCCAACTGAAGGTAAAATCACCACTAAGGATTTGGACAAGTTGGTTTATGAGATTTCTGCGGCTTATACTGGTAGTCACTATGATTATAGTAGATTGGCGGCAACCGTTGCGATTTCATCATACCACAAAGAAACAAATCCAAGTTTTTCAGAGGTTATGGAAAGTTTAAATAAGGAGGGTATCATTAATGAAGACCTTATTTTAACTATGAAATACTATGGTAAAGACAAAATTGATGAGGTAATTAATCACGAATTGGATTACAACTTTGATTACTTTGCTTGGCGTTCATTACAAGAGATGTATCTTTTGAAAAATTCAAACGGTGTTTCAGTTGAGAGACCTCAACATATGTATATGAGAGTTGCATTATGGGTTACAAAATCTTTTGAAGAGGCTGTTGAATACTACAATTCTTTGTCAAACCAACTTATCTCTCCTGCGACTCCTATTATGATTAATGCGGGAACCAAAGTGCCTCAACTAGCATCTTGTGTATTACACTACAATAACGACGACTCAAGAGTAGGTTTGTTAGACACATTAAAAGATATCTCAACATATTCATCTGATGCTGCAGGTATCGGACTTTGTATGAGTAATTTAAGGTCAAAAGATACACGAATTTCTTCATCAGGTGGATTTGCCGGTGGATTATTGAAGTATCTTAAAATCGTAAATGAATCATTGAGGTTCTTTAACCAACAAGGAAGAAGACCTGGAAGTGCTGCCATTTACATTGAACCTTGGCACAAAGACATTTTTGACCTTTTGGATATTAAGAAAAACACAGGTCCTGAAGAGTTAAGAGCGAGAGACCTTTTCACATCTTTGTGGTTACCTGATAACTTTATGAGAGCGGTTCGCGAATCATCAGATTGGTATTTATTCTGTCCTGATGACATTAGTAAAGCGGGATTAAAACCACTACAAGAATGTTACGGCGATGAATACGAAGAAATCTATAACAAAGCCGTAAGTTTAGGGTTAGGTAAAAAAATAAAGGCTCAAGAGTTATGGTATAAGATTATCGAATCACAAATTGAAACTGGCGTTCCATACCTTTGCTCAAAGGACAACGCAAACAAAAAGACAAACCATCAGAATATTGGTGTAATCAAACAATCAAATTTGTGTAACGAGATTTACCAATACACCGATGAAAAAACTACAGCGATTTGTACACTATCGTCTATGATTTTGAAAAACTTCATTGAAGACGGTAAGTTTAACTTCCAAAGATTGTTTGAAGAAACCCGTAAGGTAGTAAGAGCACTTAACAAAGTTATCGATATCAACTATTACTCAACCGAAAAAGGTAGAAAAGGTGGTTTAGAACAAAGAGCAATCGGTATCGGAACTCAAGGATTGGCTGACGTATTTTATTTAATGGATTATGTTTTCACTTCTGATGAAGCAAAGAAACTAAATAAAAACATCTTTGAAACCATCTATTACGGAGCGATTTACGAATCAAATAACTTATGCAAAACCGCAGAATATTTACCATATGACTTCTTCAAAGGGTCGCCAATGTCCCAAGGAATATTCCAATTCGATATGTGGGGATTAAATGAAAGTGATTTGTCAGGC